TTAATTGAAAATATGGTTCGTAAAGAAGTACGAAAACAAATGGATACTATATTTATTAATGAAGGAATACAATCTATTAAAGCTAATGGTAAATTAGATTTTAAAGAAAAAAATGGTGAGTTACTTACGAAACCAAAAATACAAAAAAAGAAACCTGTTAGATATACTTCTAATGAATCTTTAAATAATATTTTAAATGAAACCGCAGGCGGAATTCCACAAGATGGTAAAGAAGAATATCCAACAATGGGTGGAGGTGCATTTGATACCAGTCGTATGAGTGAATTACTTGGATATGGTAAATCAGATGAAGGTAAACGAAATGTGAGTGCAGTTGAAACAATTAAAAAAGCTGGAGTATCTGTTGATGATGTTCCAGATCATGTAACAAATGCTTTAACAAGAGATTATAGAGATTTAATGAAAGCTATAGATAAGAAAAAATGAGGTTAATATGGCATTAGACAAACAATTTTTAAAATATAAGTTGGAAAAGATAAAAAATGATAGAATGGATAAGAATATGGATTTTCCTGCTAAAGTATATCAGAGAGAATTTAATGGTAGATTAGCGCAAGAGGAAGCTGAGGCAATTCATACTTATTTAGGTGCTGAAGATACAGATGGAAATGATAATTCATCAATAACTACAGAAGATATTTTTTTTCCTTATGATGTTCAGACATCTGCTACAGGTTTTATACCTGCGACTACAAGTGAAAAAGTTCCTATAAAAGAATATGTTAGACGTGACGGAGTTACAAAATCTTTTATTACTAAAACTTATAGGAGAACTGGAAATGCTGCAACAGGTTATAGTATTGAAGAACGGTATGCAAAAGTTACTATAACAAATGGAATTGTTACTGGTGTTAGTACAACTAACATGGATGGAACTACAACAACTGGTTGGGGATATTAAATGGGTGCAAGAGAAAAAGATTTAAATCCAGATATTTATATAGGATTAAAACTACCATTAACACAGGGAGGTTCATCAACTTTTGCCCAAACAAAAACTACATTTGAACAGGCGAAGCATAATATAAGAAATCTTATGTTAACTATTCCTGGTGAAAGGTTGGGTCAGCCAGAATTTGGATCGGGTTTACATGAACTTATTTTTGAACAAATGGATGAAAACTTTGAAGATATAATAAAAAACGGTGTTACAAATGCACTTGAAACTTGGCTACCTTATATAAACATAAAAAATATAAATTTTGAATATGGTAAAGTTTCAGAAAATCAAATTAATATTAATATAGATTTTGGTTTATCTTTTGAACCAGATAGATTTGAAACTGTTAAGATTGATATAAATCAATTTGAATCACAATTAAAACAGTAGACGGAGAACTGTAATGGCAACGAAATACCTCAGTAGAGATGTAAAATATTTAAATAAAGATTTTTCTTCATTTAGAGGAGATTTAATAGAATTTGCAAAAACATATTTTCCTAATACATACAACGATTTTAACGAATCAGATCCAGGGATGATGTTTATAGAAATGGCATCTTATGTTGGTGATGTATTATCATTTTATATAGATGAACAATTTAAAGAAACTATGTTACCATACGCAGAAGAAGATAAAACAGTTTATGAGATAGCTCAAGGATATGGGTATAAACCAAATTTATCAGCCCCAGCTGTTGTAACACTTGATGTATTTCAAACAGTTCCAGTGCTTGGTGCGGGAGAACCAAGACCAGCAGATGAAAATTATGCTCTTACTATTCCAGCCGGAATGACAGCAACTTCAGATAACGGTGTTACTTTCAGAACTGTTGAGGATTGTATTTTTGCAGATTCAAGTTCAATGAGTCCACGTCAAGATGATATTTATGAAGTGGATGATGAAAATAAAGTATCCAAATGGTTATTAAAAAAATCAGTTAAAGCAGTTAGTGGAAATGTTACGACTGAACAATTTACATTTGGTGCAGCAGAAAAATATAAAAGAATAGCTTTAAGTAGTAAAAAGATTTTAGAAATTATTTCTGTAATAGATAGTGATGGAAATAAATGGTATGAAGTTCCATTTTTAGCTCAAGATGTAGTTTATGCAGATTTTGAAAATACTGCTAGAAATTCTCCAGATTTATCAAATCAAAGAAGTACTACTTCATATTTGTTAAAACTTGTTAAAACTTCTAAAAGATTTATTACATTTATAAGATCGGATGGTAGAACAGAAATGAGATTTGGTGCTGGTGTTGCTGAAGGTGCTGATGAAGAAATTATTCCAAATCCAAGTAATGTAGGATCTAATTTGCCTGGTACACCAAGCTTTCTTGACACAGCATTTGATCCAGCTAATTTTCTTAAAACAGAAACATATGGTCAATGTCCTACAAATACAACCTTAACTATTAAATATTCTTATGGTGGAGGAGTAAGTGATAATTCACCATCTAATACAATAACTAGTATATCTTCAATAGATTATCAAACTGATGAATCTTTAACATTAGATGGTGTTAAATTAAATGACGTTAAAACTTCTGTAGCAGTTACGAATCCAGATCCAGCAACGGGTGGCAAAGGAACTGAAACTATAGAAGAAATAAAAACTAACGCTCTTGCTTATTTTCAAACACAAGGAAGAGCTGTTACAAAGGACGATTATGTTACAAGATTATATTCGTTGCCATCTAAATATGGAAATATTGCTAAAGCATATATTGTTCAAGATCAACAAATTTCTCCAGGTAGTGAGAATGAAACTGACCCAACTTTTGTTGATAATCCGCTAGCATTAAATTTGTATACATTAGGATATGATCAAAATAAAAAATTAATTGGTTTGAACCAAGCCACAAAAGAAAATATAAAAGTATATTTAAGTCAATATAGAATGATGACTGATGCTATTAATATAAAAGATGCTTTTATTATTAATATAAAAGTAGAATTTGAAATTTTAAGTAAAAAAGGATACAATAAACAAAAAGTACTTTTAAGATGTATAGATACATTAAAAAGTTATTTTAATATAAATAAATGGCAAATTAACCAACCAATTATATTAGGAGATCTTGCATATGAAATAGCACTTATGGAAGGAGTAGCATCTATTATTAAAGATTCAATAGTTATTTCAAATGCATCCACTTGGGAAAAATCCCAAGGATATTCTGGAAATATGTATAATATAAATGCTGCAACAATAGGTAACACAAATATTGTTTATCCCGCAATTGATCCAAGTATATTTGAAGTTAAATATCCTAATAAAGATATAGTTGGAAATGTGGTAGGAGACGTATAATGAGATATTTTGAATTCCCATCAGCAGACACTACAATTTATGAAGGTACTATAACTTCAAGTCAGAATACTGGGCTTGATGAAATTTTAGAAATTAATAAAATTATGAATGATGATGGATCTACAGTAAATGTTTCAAGAGTTTTAATGAAATTTGATTTATCTTATATTTCTCGCTCAATAGTATCTGGACTTATTCCACACCCAAGTGGAAGTGCTTCTAAATTTTATCTTAATCTTTATGATGCAAATTCAAAAGAATTAACAACTTCAGATACTTTATATGCCTATCCAATAAGTCAAAGTTGGACTAATGGTAGTGGTAAATTTTCTGATTTCCCAGCAACTACAGAAGGCGTAAGTTGGAAATATAGAACGGGTGAAACTGCGGCTGATTATTGGGTAACGGCTTCAGATTATCCATTGGGTGGTGGTGGAGCTTGGTTTACTGGAACTGATGGTGCATTTTCAAGAGTGGCATCAAAAACATTTGATCACGAAACAATAGATTTAAGAATGGACGTTAGTAATATTGTAAACAATTGGATATATTCTTCTTCGGCATATCCAAATGAAGGATTTATTATTAAAAGAAGTGGAAGTGTTGGGAATCTTCAAACAGGATCTAGTGCACCACCAGAAGGTAATACAACATGGTTAGGAAATTTTCAATTTTTTTCAAGAGATACACATACGATTTATGTTCCAAAACTTGAAGTTGCTTGGGATGATTCATCTTATTCAACTGGATCATTATCTGCACTGAGTTCAACAAATTTAGAAAGTGTAAAATTCTATGTAAAAAATCTTAGACCTGAATATAAAGAAAATTCTAAAACTAAAATCAGAGTTGTTGGTAGAGAAAGATATCCAACAAGAACATATGCAACATCATCTGTTAATTTAACAGTTAAATATTTACCAACAAGTTCATATTATTCTGTTAGAGATGCATATTCTGAAGATGTTATAATTCCTTTTGATAATTACTCTAAACTAAGTTGTGATTCAACTGGTAATTATTTTAATTTTTGGTTAAAGGGGTTACAGCCCGAAAGATATTATAGATTATTATTTAGATATATTGCAAATAGTGGATCTGTAAATGAAATAGATGAGAGATTTGATGATGATTGGATTTTTAAGGTGGAGAGATAAATTATGCCATACACAGAATCAGAGCTTGTATATAATCAATTTTATCAAGATGTAATAAATAGAGATGAGGTGGGTTATAAAGAATTTAGAGATACACATATTTCAAATTGGAGTGGTGGTCCTGGTCCATTACGAGATACAGATGGTACTATTTTACTTTTTGAAAAAATTGTAGATGGAGAAGGTTCATATGGTGACAGTTATGAACATGAAAATCAGAAAATTTCAGCAAATTCAACATATTTTATATACGATGCATCAGATGAAATTAATAATATAATTGATAGAGAGTTTTTGGAGTTATAATGGCTAAACCGCAATTAACAGTAGATACTTATACTGGAAAATTATCAAGATTAAAAGAAGATGATTTAAAATTACTTGGAGTCAGTGGGCTTGGAGTGGTAGATGAACTAGAACCTTTTGGAGATTCTTCAAATGATTTTATTGAATTTCATATATATGATTTAGAAGATAATTATTTAGATTCAGGAAAAAGTATATCAATTCCAGATGATAAAAAACTTGATATTGGTGCACATTTGAGAGGGCTTGGCTATGAAAGAGGAGATTATAAAGTTGTATATAATTTTTTAAGACGAGTTGGTGGATCTTGGAATTTTGTTTTAGTAAAGAAGCTAGATAAGAGTATTTACTCAAATTCA